ATATTGTACTGCATAATAAGATGGGGATAAAGACTATTAAGGTCAAAACTGACCACCCAATCATACTTTCCAGGAATTGGTTCTTTGACATATGCCCCCGCATACTTTTCGTTTTTGTCAGAACGCTCCTTGGGAGGAATAACAATATTCCTCTTCTTTAGATAGTTATAAATGATGGTGTCCCACATGCGAACTTGTGAGAACACATCTTCATAATTTACCTTGGCGTCATACGCCATAGTAAGAGCAAGTTCAATGAGTTTCATCTTGTCTTCCATACGGTCAACAAGTTCCACGTCAATGATATTGTATTCTACAAACTTTTGCCACCCTTTGGTATAAAAATCTTTGAATGTGTCGAATTCAGAGTGATCGAGTTTCTTCTGTCCTAGTTCTACACTGGCAATGTAATCCAAACGATAAGATTCCTGTGCCTTATATGTGAACTTCTTGTATAGATCAAGATAATCTAACTGAGAGATTCCACCAATATCATATGAGATCTGTTTCCTACCAGCAATGAAGATCTCATGCTCTGTTACCAATCCCCAAGGGGAAAGTCGTTTCATCAGTTTTTCACCAAGGATTCTATCCATACGGCGAACCAGGTATGGGATATCATACAGTTTACTATTCCACCCTGTAAGCACCTCAGGCGTGTTTGTTTCAACCATCCACCAGTTGATAAAGTCGTTCAGCAATTCATACTCTGTCCTGAATCCCTTGTAGATAACGTTATCCTGTTTGTTATCAAATGACCCTCTACCCCATGTTCGGATTTGCTTAGTGTTGTAATCCTGAATGGTAATAAGAAGGACTTCTTCTGCAGCAGATTCTACATCAGGGAATCCGTTCTCAGAAGCAACCTCAATATCAATTGTTGCCAAATTGACTTTGGTAATATCAAACTTAATTTCATTCTCAGAATAGTTCTCAGAAATATACTGGTAGATAAAACGTTCATTACCATAGATCTTGAATCCCTGAACTCCATCATATTTTTTGATGAATTCGCGGCAATCACGAACAGAACCAGGTTGAATTGCTTCTACACAATCACCCTCTAGTGTTTTGTACTTTGTTTTCTTTTTACTGTTTACAAAGAAAGTAGGATAAAACTTCTCACGGGTCATAAAATGGCGACCATTTTCATACCCCCGAACAAGGAAGTTATCACCCACCATCTGGACGTTTGTATAGAATCGCATTTGTTACCTGATTATGACGAATTTCTTGCTCAAATTTTCTCTTCCCCATAGAAGCAACATTTACCTTTTTACCAGTATAGTGCTCATATGCGATCATGAACATTGTGAAGTAATGCCAATGATTCTTAGGAATATATTGTGGAGACAAGCACACAAATATTTCATCGAACTTATAATCGTAGAATTCATACTGAGTCCTGTCATAGGTTTTGTATTTTTCACCAAGCAGTTCTTGATTGAATTCATTACGATTTAAGTTTCCACTAGTAGGATTACAAATCCATGTGAAAGAACTTAACTTTTCCCTTACATGCAACCAAGCGCCCCAATTTCCCTCATGCACTCTATCATGAAACTGGATTGTTTTCAACTCCCTTTCAAGATTGTCATCATACTCTTCGAAGTCTGATGCCATCACGTCGTCGTGATGATCTATGTTGATAACGTGGATATTTTCATGCTCATAGAGTTGGAACAAGATCTCATCATGTTCATATCCAAAGCAAACATTTGCATCAGGAGATTCTTCAAGTGCTTTTAGAAATGTCTGGTAACAATATAAAAGTCCTGCTTGATCTATGTAAAGATGGCTTTCTTGAAAATCACTATTCTCATAAAGAAAATCCCACCTAGTATTTCCATTCTCATCCCAGTGCAATCCTTGATATGTTTCAATCACTGGACCCATAATATAGTCTAGATCAATACTTAAAACTTTCATGATAGTGATCCAAATATTTCATCAGTAACATTACTGCGTGTTTTTTCCGTAGAATATTTTTTATCTAGAAGTGATTTATCAACCTTCTTCTTGGAGAAAATTTCATAAGCAAGAATAAACATGGTAAAGTAATGCCAATGATTTTTTGGCATGTACTGAGGAGAACAGCATACAAATACATGGTCAAACTTCTTATTAAAAATATTAAAGTTATCCCTACTGTAGGTGCGATAGTTTTTACCCAGCAAACCTTTAACAAAGTTTGTTCTATCCGTATTACGACTTGTCTTATTGCCAATCCAAGTAAAAGATTTTAGTTTACCTTGCGAATACAACCATGCACCCCAATTACCTTCATTTGGTGCCGCACCATTCTTAAGATCATCCAACTCCATCTGAAGAATTTCCTGATCGTCTACGTTTCCATCAATTTCAGAATAATGACCATTGAACATATCATCATGATGATCGATGTTAATAATCTCTAAATTATCATTTTCTGCAATTTGATAGAGTATTGAATCATGCTCGTATCCAAAAGATACAGATGGAGAACTCTTAATTGCTTCTAGAAAAAGATCGTAACAATAAACTAAATTGCCCTGATCAATATAGAAGTGAGACTCTTTGAATGCCGTATTGTCAAATAAATTTTGCCATCTATTGATAGGATCTGATTGATACCCAACTTCATTATAGAGTTCAATAACAGGTCCCATGATGTAATCTAAATCAATACTCAGGACTCTCATCCAAGAACCTCTTTATATTGCTCTAGAATTGTTGTTGATGGATCTGCAATTGTAAGAATGCTATCAGAACTAATCATCAATGACTTCTGATCAGTATATGCTGGCCAACGATTAAGTTGCCCATTTTCATTAATGCTAAAGGGATTAATTAGTTGGCAGTCTGGTTCTCCGACTTCTGCACCAACTTCATTAATCTCAGTAATTATTTCCGTGCCAATTTTAAGAATCAAATACTTAATCATTTTTGAGATACTCCTCATACATTGTAACAAGACGATCCGCAGGTTCCATGAAAGTAACAATCCAGTCAAGAGGAATAACAAACTCATCATTCTTTGCCAAGATGCACCAAGAAGATAGAGAAACCTGAACGGATGATTTTTCAGTATTTGTTTCTTCAGTCAAAAAAGTTGGTGATGCCATAGCAACTTTTCTAGGTTTACTTAAAAGATAACCATGCACTTTTTCTGGTTCTCCAGATACAAGTTCTTTAACCTCAGAAATCAAATATTCACCAGATCTAAGTAGAGTTAATTTTACAGTCATGTTTTCTATATTTTAACTATAGTATAGCAATAAAAAGGAGGGGTGTCAACTGGATTTGGCCAGTTACCCCTCCGTCCATGCGACGACGATATTCAGTTCTATTTATTAATAATTTTCAATCTGAACAAAACGATATCCCTTAGTATAAGATTCATGCTTACCAACGACTTGAGGTACACAACCCAACATCTTGTAGGGGACTGTCTTAACAGGCAGTCTCAGTTCTCCCATCGGCCAACCAGGGGCATAATCCTTTTCAACCATTAGGTAAGATGCGTCCAAAAAATATTCCAATTTAGTTTGAAACGTCTTCATGTTCTTACGTGCTTCTGAGGGAATATGATTATTTGTATAGAGAATAATCTCAACAGGAATATCGTTCTTTACGATGGCGGGAAGGATATGCTGACACCAAGCACGAAATGGATAGGTATCACTATCTGCAGAAAGAAGAAAGACTTTCTTATTATCAATTTTCTTACCTGCTTTTTCGCAGAATGCTTCCCACTTCTTGCGATGTTTAACATGAACCAGGGGATCACCTCCAGCAACACCACGCTTAAGAATTGAGTTAACAATCTTAGTGATGTTGTGCGAAGCAAAACGTTGTTCAATGTTCAGTTCATCATGCAGATAATTACGAATAGTAACTTCGTTAAGAGCAATTTCTTCACATTTGACAAGATAAAGACATCCAACGACAACTGATTCCATTGTCGCAGCAAAAGATACTGGATGACGGAGATTATTTTCTAGTCCATCAGTTACACGACTCTTTTCAGAATCATCCTCAATAATATACCAGAAAACAGGAATAAATTTTTCACCACGACGCTTTGCAGAAATAATTCGTCCACGACCGTCTCGTGGTTTACCATCAATTCCCATCATGGGAGGAACAACATCAGTCTTGAAACCATCTACCTCGTAGGCATTTTCAAAAGTTTCAATACGATCTTGAGTATTTCCTTCCTCGCGGATACCGATGTTTTCCCAAATAGGATCATCTTCATCCACAATGCTAAGGTCAAGAACTCCAATGTGGGAGAATTTTCCAGCACGGATTTTAGGTGGTAACACCTTTTTTGTTATATAATCTTCCAGGTTAATCTCACCAACTCCATTAAACCCAGGAATACGATGAGGACCTTCGATATGTGGCATTTCGTAAGTCATAAAAACGTTCGCAATTTTGCTTTTGTTGGGACTCACGGTGCAGTGCGGTGTGAGTTAACCGTATTATATAGTATAAAAAAGGGGGCGTCAAGCCCCCTACATTAATAAATCAGAACCACTCTTTCCTTTGATGATGTTCAGGAACAATTCTCCCCAGAACAATACTCAGCAACCCATCCTCAAATTCAACTGATCTAACTTCCGTTTCATCACTGAGGGTCCAAGATCTGGTGAAAGATCTTTGAGCCACTCCTCGGTGGACA